AGGCTGCGGACGTGCCAACGCTCAATCAGAGTACAACCGGCAGTGCAGCGAGCGTATCGATTACCGGACAAACTGGGCTGCTCACTTTTATTGGCCTGACTAGCACGAATCGCGTTAAAACGGTTCGAGATGCGGCGGACACAATATTGGAATTGGCCGGCTCGTATACGCCAACCGGGACATGGAACTGGACATCGGCTACAGCGACATGGCCAACATTCAATCAAAACACCACTGGCACAGCGGCCAATGTAACAGGCACGGTTGCAATTGCAAATGGCGGCACCGGACAAACGACGGCAACCGCAGCAATCAATGCGTTGCTGCCAAGCCAGACTAGCCAAAACGGTAAATATCTGACGACCGACGGTACGAACACGTCATGGGCAACAGTATCGGGAGGCGTAACAACGTTTTCTGCGGGAACGACGGGGTTAACGCCAGCAACAGCAACGTCTGGAGCTGTGACGCTGGGCGGGACTTTGGCTGTAGCTAACGGCGGAACAGGCGTAACATCATCGACAGGTTCGGGCGACAACGTACTTGGAACATCCCCGACCATTACAGATCCAAAAATTGCGCAATCTATCAATACACAGACAGGAACTTCATATACCGCCGTTCTTGCAGATAGCAATAAGGTCATTACGCTAAGCAACAGTTCAGCGATTACGTTTACTATCCCATTGAACGCCTCGGTAACGTTTCCGATAGGAACTAGTCTAAACGTTGCCCAGCTTGGGGCGGGTCAGGTTACGATAGCGGGGGCTGGTGGCGTTACTATTGTTGGTATCGGCACCAAAATTGCCGCGCAATATGGGGCTGCAACGGCAATCCAGATAGCAACCGATCAATGGTTGTTGGTTGGGAATTTGACGACATGATTCAGTTTGGAATTACCGCCAGTTCTCTGCCATCTGGCGTGCCGGGGGCCGTATTTGCCGTCGGCGATGACAGCGTAAAAGCTAGAGCTTGGTATTGGGCGGGGTCCTTTTTTGGCGCTAAATATACAGACCCGTTTACTACTTCGTTAAAAGATTCGTATGCCATAGACATCACATCAGCCAATGATAATGTCGCAATTGGCATGCAATATTCCAATTATTTAATTGCATTTCCTTTTAATTTATCAACGGGGTGGGGGGCCAAATATGCAGATCCTGCAACATTGCCATCCCTTGGTGCAACACGTATAAAATTTAATCCGAGCGCATCTGCGGTGGCCGTGACGGGCGCGCAGGTCCCGAAAGTCTGGGCATGGTCTGGTAGCGGATTTGGCTCCCAATTTAGCGACCCTAGTTCATTAGGCCTTATAGACAACACGCAAGACGTAGCATTTTCCCCTGCAAATGATGCAATAGTAGCGGTGGGAACGTCGTCGTCATCTTCATACATTGCGGCATGGGCGTGGTCTGGCAGTGGATTCGGCGCAATCAAATCCAATCCATCAAGCATGCCAACGGCCCTTACGCGATCCGTTGCGTTTGTAAATGATGGCAGTGCTGTGGCCGTTGGATTTGACGCGTCACCGTTTATTCATGTGTACGCATGGTCCGGCGGCGCTTTTGGCGCAAAGTTTTCCAATCCTTCAACGTTGCTGACATCAGCGCCAATGGCAATTGAATTTAACCCAGCTCGCACGGCGGTGGCAGTTGGACAAATTGCATCTCCCTACTTGGGCGCGTATGCGTGGTCGGGCAGCGGGTTTGGAGCAAAATATGCCAATCCGTCTAATGTTCCGACAGACTTTGTTCGCAGCATATCGTTCAACTCTACAGGCGAGTGGCTAGCAACAAGTAATTCGTCTACCAATTATTTGACCGTGTATCAGTTTTCTGCCGCAACAGGATTTGGAGGCGTTAGACGTCCGCCCCTTGCGCAACAAGTATTAACCAGAGGAACGGTATTTACCAAGTGAGGACATAATGACCAAAGTTGAAATGTTGACGCAAGCAAAAACCATGCGCGAACAGGAAATTTTTGAATATCAAATTAATATTGATAACTTCAAAATTGCATTACAAAACATAGCTGCGATGCCTGCCGAAGAACGTCAAAGCGTCAGCGAGTTTGAGGCTCAGCTTTCTAAACTGTTAAACGACAATTTGCGCGAACAGAAAAAAGCGCAAATCATGCTTGACGCGATTAATGCGCAATTGTAAGAACGGCTATGACGCTTAAGAAACTTGTCCTCAAGCCCGGCGTCAACCGGGAGAACACGCGGTATACCATGGAGCAAGGTTGGTATACCAGCGATAAGGTACGGTTTCGTCAGGGCACGCCCGAAAAGATTGGCGGTTGGACGCGTTTGTCATCGTATGAATATCTCGGTGTCTGCCGCGCATTGTTTTCTTGGGCGGCGCTGGATTCCAATGTGTGGACAGCGGTTGGCACCAACCTTAAGTTTTACGTAACGCTGGGTACGCAATACTATGACATCACGCCCATCAGGTCGACGACCTCAGCTGGCGCGGTAACGTTTTCTGCGGTAACGGTTGCTCCGTATAGCTCAACCATTACCGTCACGGACGTTGCGCATGGCGCATTAATCAATGACTTTGTGACGTACAGCGGCGTTGCCGTGGGCGGCCTGGGTGGCAACATTACGCAGGCTGTGCTTGAGCAGGAATACCAAGTAGCACAAGTCATTGACCAAGATACATACACCATTATTGCCAAAAACCCGACCACAGGTTTGCCGGTTACTTCTAACGCTTCAGATACCGGGAATGGTGGAGCGACGGTAATAGCCGCTTATCAAATTAACACTGGGAGCGCGATTGCAACCGTGCCTAGCCCAGGGCCGTCAGCGTCTTGGGGTTTGGGTAGCTGGGGTTCAGGCCCGTGGGGCGGCGGCGCTAACGTTGTGTTGCCGTTGCGCGTATGGAGCGAAGGCAACTTTGGCGAAGACCTAATCTTTGGGCCGCGTGGCGGAGGCATGTACTACTGGGACACAAGTCTTGGTACGAATGTGCGAGCGGTTGCGCTGGATGGAATTCTGGGTTCTGTTGATGTCCCGACGGTTCAGAACTTCATTCTAATCTCTGACATCTACAGATTTGTCTTTGCGTTTGGCTGCAACGACTATGGTCTGACAACTCAAGATCCAATGTTGATTAGGTGGTCTGACCAAGAAAACGCTATCAATTGGGAGCCGTCGGCTACTACGCAGGCTGGAAGCCTCCCGCTGTCTCGCGGATCAGAGATCATTACAGCCATCCAATCACGGCAAGAGATTGTGGTATGGACGGATACTGCGGTCTATTCATTGCAATATTTGGGCGCTCCCGAAGTGTGGGGCGCTCAGCTTCTAGGCGACAATATTTCTATCGCCGGTCAGAATGCAGTAGCTTTTTCCAATGGCGTTGCATTTTGGATGGGCGTAGACAAGTTCTACCGGTATGACGGTCGGGTTCAAACATTGCGATGCGACCTTCGGCAGCATGTGTTTGGCGACATTAATTTGTTGCAGTTGGGTCAGGTATGCTCGGGGACCAACGAAGGCTTTAACGAAGTCTGGTGGTTCTATTGCTCTGCAAATTCCACTGTTGTAGACCGGTACGTGGTGTACAACTATTTAGAAGACATTTGGTATTACGGGTCACTTGGTCGCACCGCGTGGATTGATTCTGGGCTGAGGGCGTACCCGTTGGCCGCGACGTATAGCAACAATCTTGTCGAGCATGAGTACGGTGTTGATGACAATCAAACGGACGTGACGTTGCCGATTGTTGCAACAATTGAGTCGGCGGAATTTGACTTGGATGATGGTGACAAGTTCATGTTCATTCGGCGGGTTCTGCCAGATATTACGTTCCGTGGATCGACGGCGAATAACCCATCTGGGGAGCTGTCGCTGATTCCCATGCAGAACTCCGGTTCGGGCTATAACAATCCGCGTTCGGTTGGCGGGTCAAGTAACGCTGGCGTGGTGCGCAGCGCTACAGTTCCGATTGAGCAGTTCACTGGTCAGGTCTATATTCGTGTACGCGGGCGACAGGTTATTGTGAAGTTTGAGTCGTCGGATGTTGGCGTAGCATGGCAGCTTGGTTCGATGAGGCTTGACATGCAGCCTGACGGGAAGCGAGCATGACGCTGATTGTCACGACAGACTATGAGCTGCAAAAGATAGCTCCGCCCGCCCTGCCGCAAGCCACCCCGATTTATTCCCAGGCGTATCAGGATCAGTTCAATAATGTTCTGCGTCTGTACTTCAACCGACTAAACAACATTCTGAGCCAGCTCATGGCAATTGACACGTCTATTCCGATTTCCTTCCCGCCGACCGCACTGGATGCGTTTGGCCGGCAGCGTGTTAGTCAGCCATATACGCTCTTCGATAGCCAAAACCGATATGCCGCTGACAACCAATTTGACGTGGCTGTCACGGGGACGGGGGTTGCTACATACTTGCCCAACGAAGCAGCGGTCAAGATGGAAGTTACGGGCGCTGGCGCTGGATCGGTAGTGCGGCAGAGCTATCGTTCGTTCCCGTATCAGCCCGGCAAGGGGCTGTTGGTGTTGGCAACATTTGTGATGGATGGAAGCCAAAACCTAAATTTGACGCAGCGGGTCGGTTACTACAACGCACAAAACGGTGTCTTCTTCCAGCGCATTGATGGCACGTATTCGTTTGTCCTACGTTCGTATGTAACCGGATCGGTGTCAGATGCGCGGACGGTTAACCAATCTAGTTGGAACGGCGACAAACTGGATGGTACTGGCCCATCAGGGTTAACCCTAGATCCCAGCAAAGCTCAAATATTGTGGATGGATTTTGAGTGGCTGGGTGTTGGCTCGGTGCGATGCGGCTTCATCATCAACGGTCAGTATATTGTTTGCCATACGTTTGAGAACGCCAACGTCATTGCCAACGTGTACATGACGACTGCAATATTGCCTGTGCGGTACGAGATTGTCAGTACGGCGGCGGTTGCTGCGTCCATGAAAGCGATCTGTTGCTCGGTGGTTTCAGAGGGCGGCTTTGAGCAAACGTCGATTGACCATGTTGCGCGGCGAACGACAATCTTAGGCACAATAAGCACGACGTTCCTGCCGTTGGTGTCGATTCGTTTGGCTGCCGGCAGGCTGGGCGCGGTAGTGCTGCCAAATCGTGTTCAGATGCTCCCCACCACAAGCCAAAACTATGAGATTGCGTTGGTCAAAAATCCAACACTGACGAGCGCATCTTGGGTGGCGGTGCCAACAGATTCCAATGTTGAGTACGATGTATCTGCGACAGTCATGACAGGCGGCAGCATTGTGCAAACCGATTACGTTACGGCATCAGGTTCTGGTGGTGTTGGCAATACAAGCGAGCCTACCGGTTATAACTGGGACTTGCAGTTAGGGGCTAGCATTGCTGGCGTGAGCGACATATACACGTTGGGAGTTCGCGTGGTGTCTGGGGCTACAACCGGCGACGCTGTTGGGTCGCTTTCGTTCTACGACTTGACACAATAAATCATGAACTATTCCGGCTATACGGTTGATCCCAATGTTGTTGACAGGCTCAAACAACAGATAACAAATCAGCGAAACAATGTCACGTTTGCTGATGGGAAAAAACTTGGAGACTACTGGACAGGTGGCGCTGGCACGGATTGGGCTACCACTGAGATGGCGCAGATGCTTGCCGTTAGTGGCATTACCAGCATTGATCAGGTTGGTGTAGTCAAGAAGGCATCTCCGTATTACGGCATTTCAGTACAGCCTGTATATCAAAATCCGGCTGGATACCGTGTAGTTGGCCACGCATATACCGGTGATTCGGGAAATCTGGAGCCCATTTACGAATACGTATCGCCATCTGGGCCTATTGTTAAATATGTGGCTCAGCTTACTAACCCTACTTATGATGAAAACGGTTATGTCACCAATGCCGGAGAAGCTGTAGAGCTTACGCCTCAAGAGTTAGCCACTATCCCCAGCCACGAACTTGCACGCATTCAATCCGGACAGGGAACTTATGTTTCTAGCGTAACGCGCTATGTTGATGCGGTAGGCAACAAAGCTACCGGACAACCGCTCCTTGCATTTGACCACGCAAGAGGCGGTATTAACGCAGACACTTGGGGTTCTACAACCTACGGAAAAGATAATACTTACTATAAAGTATCGTTTGATCAGAACACGGGATTGCCGCTGTTTTATACGGCGCCCAAAGAGAAGGGTGACGCCTTTTCCCAGTTTACGTCGATGCTTAAGCAGGCTGCGCCTGCGCTAAGTATTGCAATGATGGCAGTGCCTGGGGTTGGCCAAGCGCTTGGATCAACATTGCTTGGAGCTGTTGGCGCCACGGAATTGGCAGCTAATGCGGCAATTGCAGCGGCTGTAGGTAATGCTGTTGTAACAACAGTTTTGACCGGTAGCCCAAAGGCGGGCATCAATAGCGCGATTGGGTCGTATGTTGGACAGGGAATTGCATCGCAGCTAGGTGACCTTGCAACCAGTGCCGCCGGCAAACAACTTGTTGAGTCCATGTCGTCTGCGGCTACGCGCTCGTTGATTACGGGACGTAACTCAGGCGAAATTTTGCAAGACACTATTGCTGCTGGCATCGGTAGTGCTGGCCGTCTGTTGTTGGAGTCATCCCCGTGGGGCAGCACATCTGGCCTGTCCAATGAAACCAAGGCCGCGCTTAGCACGGCAGTATCCACTGCGCTGCAAGGCGAAGGCAATCTTTCAGAAAAGCTTGCAAAGGCCGCACAAGAGGGGGCGATTACTTACGGGTTATCCCAGCTCAATACTGGCGGAATAACCATATCGCCAACCACGCAAAACATTCTTAACAAAACTCTTGGGGCAGCCCTGTCGGGCAAGCCCATTACTCCAGCGCTTGTAAGCGCGGCAGTGTCAAGTGTTAACACTGAGCTTAACGGTGTTTTAAGTAAAAAAACTGAATTAGAAAAACACATCACCAGTGGCGCTGCGCAAAACATAATCAACACCGCCATGAATAGCGCGTCGGCATTCTGGACCGGTGAGTTTGATGCGGTTAATACGTATCTTAATCAAGCAATTGCAGTAGCCAATCAGATTTCACAAACCGTAGCTCGTGTCCAGGGTGTTGATGTCAGTCGTGCGGATCGCGTGCAGGTAACCAATCTGCTAAATCAATCTGATCCGCTTCGCGCAACGTACAACTATGCGGTTAACAACGATCCAAACTTTATAACGGCCGCCACCAAACGATTTGACGCTGATGCGGCTGCTGGCAAAACGCCAGATTACGGCGCTATGGATCTGCTTATCAAAGATTTGAGCAGGTACGATGAAGTTAAGAGGCTCAACCCGGATTTTAATCCTGACGATTACAAGGCCATCAATCAGTTAAATGTAAATAATCCATACGAACACTACCTTACGACCGGTCGCAAAGAGGGTTTGATTGGTAGCAAGATTGAAAACGCATGGCGCACATCGCTTGAGAAATCGCGTTTGCTTGGTGAGGCCGCCCAGTTAATTGGCGTTGGTGTCAATGAACTGTCGCCAGAAACTCGACAGGCTCTTAGCACGGCGATTGATCAAAAATTTGCCGACCCTCGCGATTACAAAGAGATGGCAGAAACATCTCTGCGCAACTGGGATGATGTTGCTGGTTTGAAGTTGGCCCCGGCCCGTCTGGCCACACTGAAGTCTGGCGAAGGCATGCAGATTGACGTGTCTGGTGCCGGCATCAAAGCGGTGGAAAGTTTTGAGTTTGGCCCTGATGACAAGCTTGCTGCGATGGGCTATAGGCGGCAAGCGGATATTGACGCGGATATTGCCAAGGGTAATGCAGAGCTACAAAAATATTTTGGCAAGTCAATTACAGATAAGGTTCGGATTGGCACCACTGAAGATATGGCGCGTGGTGTTGGAAAATTTATTGAGATACCGGACACCAATACGCGTGCGTATGTGGTGGCGGTAGCCCCAGATGCAGATCTAGATGCTGTGCCGTCAGACAATCTAGCGAGGCTCGATGCTCTAGCAAATGCTCCAGTATCGTATTTTGATGGCGATGCGCAGTTACGCGATTACTTCAAAGGCATCGTTGACAAAGCCAAGGGCGCTGCACTTAACACTCCTGCTGTTCAATTATTGCAATTTGCTGGCAACGCCATTGAAAAGCTGGTTCCGGACACCGCCAAAGGCGTCGGGATGAAGGCAGCAGCCAATGTCATTCAATCGTTCAATGGGCTGGTGACGTTAGCCGGTATCAACCCGTCGAGCACGCCGGTTGGCAAGTTTGCCGAACAACTGATGGAGCTTGGCAAGGCAAAGACATCAGCGGAATACCGCGCTGCGGTATCTGCTATGGAAGCAA